ATACCAACTGTATCACTTGTTGTAAATGTATGGTTTGGTATTGTGAGTGTAAGTAAACCACTATGTGATTCGTATTCTGCATTTGTCGCTGTAAATGCATCACCATTAAAGTTACCCTTTCTAATTGACCCTATACCAGAACTTACAAATCTATGTTCATAAGCGATATCAGTAACACCAATTGCTACGGTGCCACCTCTATATCCTGAACCAAATGTATTATCTTCAAAGAATTCATACGCATGTCCACCACCTTGATAAGTATGTGGAATTGTACTTGCTCCCGCTTGAACCTCAAATGTTCTTTCAGAAACTATACCAACTAGGAAGAGTGGTCTATCATGATCTTGGAAAATAGTTGTTGTAACTCCAACATATCCACCACCACCAATTGTCTTAACTGAGTTAGCAACTGCAGAAACAAAAGTATGAACGTACTGGTCACTTGGAGCAGACGCACCAACGTTAACTTGGAATGTATTTGTAGTTACGTTACTTACTGTGAGATACTGTCCTGATGCAGGGTCAGTAGGACGAGGATATGAATGATTTGTTGCATTACTATCCTTAGAACAAGTAAATGTAATTGCATTGTCATCAATCACTACTGCATCACCATTTACTAATCCATGATTTGCTATTGTTAATACTAATTCGCCATTTGCTGGATTATATGTTGCATTTGTAGGAGTACCAACAACAGTCTTAGGACATCTAAATTCTAATCCCTTTAATTGAACAGTATTTGGGAATCCAAGTGAGAAACCATGAACTTTATCAGTAGTTACAGTAATAATACCTGTTATATTGTCATAAGCAGCAGTGCTAATACCATAATTTACACCTGATGTAGTTGCTATACCAACAACACTTGTAATTTCACCAGCAGCGTTCTTAAATAGTGATGCTTTTGCACCAACTAATGGAGCATAACCAAGACCAGGTGTAGAACCAAGAGATACAATTAAACCGCCTCTTGGAACCTGATTCTGATTAATATCTGATTCTGATACAATAAATTGTCCATTTTCAGATGTGATACCAGTAAACTGAACTGTTGATACACCAGCAGTGGTATCTGCTAAAAATTCATAATTATGTCCTTCATTGTTTGTTGTTAATGGTGTTTGGAATATACCATTAATAAAGAGAACACCGTTACCAACTCCAATACCTGATGATGTATTAGCACCTCCAACAGTTAAACTATATGTTTTACCTATACCTGTAAAGTTATCTGATACATCATCAAACAACATATTAGTTGTGTAATCACTTCTGAGGAATGTTCTACCACTGAAATCTGCTTTTACAAAAGGTAAATTAGTATTTGTTCTTCTTGACCTTGTATTTCCTTTTGGTGGTTCGATAAAGTATACTGAACTATCAACAATATTGAATGATCCTCTATGCACTCTTACAGTGTCATTTGCTGAATGAGCAGATGCACTTATACCTAAAACTCCTCTCTCCACTTTTACAACAGGTAAAGTTGCTAAACCCTCTGCTACATCTGTAGCATCATTAATTGTGCCAGTAGGTGTACTTGAGAATCCAACTTGTTCTATCTTCATATATTCATCATTTATTTTTAGAACATCACTTGGTTGAATTGAACCAATACCACTTAATACAAATTGAGTAGCAGTTTCGTTTATACCTGAATTTAATGTGTGTGCTATAGATGTAAATGTAATTGGTTGTTGTACAACTCCATCAAGACCAATAATTGTCTTAGTGAGTTGCTTACCCATTGTTAATTTGTGAGCGTTACCAGTTCCAATACCTGTAAATGTTATCGCTGCACCTGCTGCAACATATTCAGGTCTAGAGAATAGTTGGAATTGATTTTCATCAATGACTTTTGCATAAACAGTTGTTGGTAAAAGTGTTGTAGAAATTCCAGCAGTATTTGTAGTTGATCCAATGGACATTGCAGTTGCTGCGATTCCAACAAATGTTGAACTGAAGGAATAGGTTAACTCTTCATTAGTATTGAAGAAATGATTAGGTATTGTAAATATACCTGTTGTTGTGCTCAATATACCTGAGTTAGGATTAAATGTTTTTGAGTATATTGGTGTGCCTTCATGCTTAAGATCAAATTTTGTTTTATTTGCTCTTCTACCCTCTAATCCATCGTATGTTGATAAGAATACCTCTTGTGATACTGTTCCGTACGATAATTTTGGAGGTGTATTATCAAAATCATTAGTAGTATAGAATATCTGATTATATGACTGAACTTCAATAAGTGATGTAAATTCAGAATCTGGATAGAAACGTAAGTTAATATCATTGCCACTTATTTCCCCACCAAATGTACCTATACCTGTTGTTGATCCCATCGAAACAAATGGATATTGAACAGTTAAAATATCATCTGCATCACGAATCGAAATTATCTGATGTATCGCTGATGTATCTCCACAAGAGACTCTAACAAGTGATTTAACAGAACTATCAATATTTTTGTTCAATGTTGCGTAAGTTATTGTACTTGTAGTTCCAGTATTATAACCAGATTCTAATCTTACACTTCTCTCTGCACCTGGTGGTTGATCTGAAACGGAGAAACGATATGTTCCTATACCAGTAGTTGTTGTACCTAATCCGACTATATTTGCTCTTGTTTCTAATCCGTTACCAGTATTGTCATTAATTTGTAATTTAATTAAATTATTCTCAAATTTTGCAGTTATTATACCGACTGCACTTTGACTGCTTGATAATTTTTTATCAACATAAATTTGAGATATTGTAGTATTTGTTCCATCAAAATCTACAATGACTTCATTATAGTTAACATCTTTGGTTACTGCATCTTCAACATAGATGTTTGCGTACAAAGCATTAAAGTCTGTTTTTGGAAATTCAGCGATTGATACAGTTGTTCCAGTAGCAACATTTACGTTAACACCTGTAAGTCTTGTATTACCAATTGAATTAGTATTAATACCAACCAAGTCTGTATTAAAGTCTATTTTAAGAACTTTAACATCATGATCTTTTGTAAACTTATCTACTGGCTCAAATAATAAGTTCTTATCACCAGAACTTGTAATTTCTGTTTTTAGATCACCTAACTTAGAGGTTGTAAAATCAGTGGTTTTATCAAATAAAATTACGTCATCTTCATCTGTTAGAACAACAACTTCACTAAATTGTGTATCAAAAGTATCAGGGTCAACAATCTGTATGAGATAATTTCCAAAATCTGCATCAAGAGTTTCTACAATACTGTTATTCGCAGAAAAACCAACACTAGAGAATTGAGAACTAATATCATCATGAATTAACACTCTGTTTGAGATACATCTAGAAAAATCAGTTAAAATTTTAGTTGTAAATTGTAAATTTTTAGACTTATTCTTTAATGTATCAAAATCTTTAACATAATCAAAGTTATTGATAGCATCTACTCTATTGTTATCATTAATGACATCAAGAATAATTGTAGATAACGATGTGGATCCAGATCCAATTTTTACTTCAACTGAGTTTTGTACAGATGTGTCTGCAAAATTTTTCAATCCTGCAGGGTGTACAATACGATTTACTGGACTTACAAATTTATCCCATACAATTGGACTCTTGACTGAATATGATAAATTCTGATAATAATCATTATCTGGAATTACCTGATAATCCTCATTTAATTTTCCTGTTCCATCTAACCATCCATATTCTTGTCTATTTGAGAAATCAATATTAAATCTTGCTTTATTATCAATAATTGATATGATTTCTGCAGATACACCACTCAATGTGCCTGTAACTCTATCGCCCTTTTTGATTTTATATAAACCATCAATTTTTATGTAATCATCTCTTATTTCAACAACAATTAAATCAGTTTTTTCAGTTCCTACATTCAATTTTTCATTAAGTTCAAATACTCCTCTCTTTTGTATAGGAGCAATTTCAGGATAATCATTTTTATTGATAAGAGTTGCATATCCAGACTGGAAAGTTTTTGCTATGCCTGGATTAGTTGTTAAACCTGCTAAACTGAATACCAATTGTGATGGAGTGCCAGCAATATAATCTAAAACATCAAAGAATTCATAATTATGATCCTCAGAATTAAATCCATCCCCAGTAATAGAAGTATTAGTTGTAATACCTCCTTGTGTAGCACCTATTCCTGCCTCTCCAATGCGAAGTAAACCTTCGACAAATACTTTGTCACCTATAGCAAAAGGTTCTGATACAAATCCATTTGTAGGTGTCTCAATGAAACATGTGACAATGCCAGCATTTGGATATGGTGCCAATATAACTGAATTGATTCCAACACCATTTGAGTTATTAACAGCAACAACTCTATGATTAGTTGAATCTAATCCATTGATAGGTGCTATTACGTTAACATCAGATATTGTTTGGTTAGGCAATATTGCTTGTAGTGATGCATCATCAACTAATGTATTTGTAGTTGGGTTGAATACTAATAAATTAGGAGCACTTGAGTAATTATTACCACCACTTATAACTTCAACCTCACTTATAGAATCTAAATTATCAATTCCTACAACTGGTGCAATAAATGCTTCAGGACTTAATGTTTTATCTGAAGAATACTCATAACCAATATCAACTATTCTAACCTTTTTAATTTTACCTACAGTATTTGATAATGCTTTAATGTTTGCATTAATACCACTTGAACTTATAATCTTATTAAATTGTGGTAATTTTTTATAATTATAACCTGATGATAAGATTTTTAATTCTTTAATTGATCCAACTACATTTTTCGATTTTGCAGAATATTCAAGAATTTCACAATCAGTATCTGCATATCTTAAAAATTCTGGAACATTTGGTGATATATTAAAAGTCTCACTAGTTACACCAGATATTTTGTATTCACCATTATATTTACTGTCAATAAACAATATTTCTGAATAATTCTGAACTTCAGTATCTGAAGTACTGATAAAACCACCCTTTGATAATCCATAATATAATCTATCGGGAGTAGATGATGAGTACTTAACAGTTAAAGCAGCACCAACAATGGGTCTATCAGGAGATGTTCCGATACCTATTGTTCCGACTCCAACAACATTAAAATCAGTAGAATCTTGAGAACTTAGATATTCATTTGTAAGTTCTTGATCATAGAATATCTTAAAGTCAAAACCTGCTAATGTTGTGCTTGATAATCCAAATGTTAATTGTTGATTCTTAACAACTGTGATTCTTGGATTTACAGGTGCAATTGATTGATTAGCACCACCAGTGTTTGCTGTTATCGCAACTGTTTGTATTGGACTTTGTGTGACATCCTTTAGAGTTTCACCCAATTCAATACGTCTATCACTAACTTTGTAGACATAGTATAACCCAGTTGATAACCCAGTTGCAGCACCATCATATAAAACTTTATCACCTGTTGCAAAACCATGATCAACTATATCTAAACGATTGGTTTCTACATCTGCTGCTGCAAATGTTATTGGATTTATAATTAACTTGTCAAATTCAGAATTATATCTAACTGAAATTGGTGTTGTTGTTCCTATACCAACTGCTAAATTAGGAACTACGTTCATTTTTATTATGTCACCATTCTCTAAATTATGAGTAGTTGTATCTGCAGTTGCTACTTTTGTGGTGACAGTACTTACAATTTTATCAACATCACCAATAACTTGCTCATAATTTGTTGTTAAATTGTATAAACCTGATCCAATTCCTGAAATACCATTACCTAAGAAATATAAACCCTGACTAGTATTTGCTACTCCAGCTCTTGTTGTAACTAATCCAATGTAATTTTCATCTTTTTTGATAACAAATACATTTGTTGATGTGCTGCCAGTAAATGGTAACTCAAATGAATCAGAGGCTAATTGAGTAGCAGATACATCAAATTCAGCATTAGATACGTTTGGTCTTGTTAAAGTGAGTTCCTGACCTGTAGTAAAAGGATGATTAGGTAGATAAATTGCCCTTTCTGGTATAGAAACTTGTTTAATAGTTTCACCTACAAAGTAATTAGTGGTATATCCTACATTATCAGTTCCAACACCAATTGATTGTACACCATTAAAGTATACAATATCATTTGTTTTTGACTCAAATTTATCAACTTGAACGGGAAGCGTGAATCTGTTATTTAATACATCTATATTAGAACCAAAAGTATGTGCAACACCAGCGTTTCTGAATACTCTTATGATTTTATTAGTATCATAAACATTAAGAACTTTTAACATCTCTGTCGAATTACCTACACCAATTCTTAATGAACCACCAATTGAAACAGTATTTGGGATTTTATTAACAAATATATCTTGAATTACACCATTAGGATTACCAGCTGTCATTGATTTTCCTAATGAAACCGTATCTGTGCTTATACCAATCTTAAATGAATCTGTTAAAAATGGTATTGAAGTGCTTAATCCAGATACAAACACTGAATCTTTATCATTAAGTTCAACAAATGGTAGATAATTTACCTGCACTTCATAAGAACTTTTCCAAGTAAATACAGCATTATTAAAACGAGTTAATGTAGTTTCAATATTTGATATGCCAATACCAACTATTTCTGAAACCTCTGCTCTAAATCCTGAACCGTCTGTATTTTCATGATTAAATGAGGTGATGTCCCCAACTTTATAACCAGAACCACCATCTAAAATTTGTATATCATCAACACCACCTTTTGTGACTGTTTCAATATTAGAAATTTGACGGATAAATTCATTTGACTCTACTATAAAATCATTATCTGCAAATTCTTCACCAACATTATATGGTTTAGTATTTCTAATTAAGTTTGTTTCATTAAAATCAAAATTATGATTTAAGATAAGATTATCATTTATTAGTGGTGATCTGTAAGTGTTTCCAATGAAATATGGATATTGTCCCTCAAGTTTATTAGTGGAGGTGCTCAAACCAACAGTTGCAAAGTATGCGTAAATTCCATTAGGAAATTCTGGTGTTTTACAGAATCTACCATTATGAATATCTAAATCACCCGAACCGTCAAAAATAAAATCATCTACAAAAAATCCTTCATCAAAACCAGTTGGACGATTTTCTACCTTTGCAATATTCTTTTTATAAGAGGAAGTAATAATTTTTAGTGATGAGTTTATGTTATCTGAATCAGAATAACCAAATGGTCCATAAATTGGATTTCCATCATATGCCCATCCAATAATCGGTGAGTGTGATGTAATCTTATCAAATTCTCCATTTTGTTTTATATCAAAAGTTTTTTCAAGATTTAATGCTGTGGATTGTGAATAACCCAAAACAGAAAATGTTAATGAATTTTCTCTTGAGGTTAAATTTTTATCTCCAAATCTACCTGTATTATTAACAGTTAAATTTCTAACCCTAGCACCAAATAAACCATTCTTTCCAGACTCTTTTACACGTACCTCTGTAGTCAAATTATCATATCCTATACCGCTGTTTATTACTACTACGTCTATTATTGAACCATTTGATATAACTGGTCTTACAATCGCACCTGAACCTGAACCTGTAGAATTTATTTCAATATCTGGTAATGAATTATATTGACTTCCCTGATTAGTAACAATTACATCTTCAATCCTTCCATTACTTATTACTGCCCTTAATTCAGCATCTTTACCATTCTCTATTAAAATATTTGGTTTTATCTGATGATTTAGAATACTAGAACCATAATTTGTACCTTGCTCATACAAATAAGCATCAATTAATGAACCTCTAACAACTGGAGTAAAGTTTATTGTACCAGTAACTGTTGAACCGTATGATACTTCGACGTTGACAGCAATCTCTGGATATGAAAAAGTTTGATATCCTGTTCCAGTAGAACCTAAACCTACAAACTTACCTCTATTGAAGTTACTTGTTATTGTGGCACCTATACCAGCGTCTGCTAATTTAAATGAGTTATCATCAACTTTCATAACAAGGTATGATGTAGTAGTTGATAAACCCTGTATAGATTTTGGAGTTGTTGATCCTAGTCCTACTGTAGGTGAATATTCAACAACATCTCCATTTGAGAATCCATGATTTTCATAATTGATTACATCAAGAGATGTAGATATTCCTGCGGGGTCTACTCTTAATTTTCTGTATTGATAACCAGAACCACCTTGTAATACCCTGACGTTGAGAAGTGTATTTTTAGGTTCTGTTCTAAATTTATGAATACCACTAGCTGCTGTGTCTGTTGCTAATCCTACTGTGTTTATACCAGCTATACCAGTTAATGCATCAGTTTTGCTATTAAAAATTCTAACAGTTGTTGGATTTACTACTCTAACGAAATATGGATCTCCATCAGATAATGTTCCAGTTATAGTATTGTTTCCGTCATAAGCATTACCAATACCTATGGATGGATTTCCCTCATTTCTATAAAATACTTTTTGACCATTCTCTAAATTATGCTGAGTTTTAAATGTAATTGTTTCATCGTCAATATCAATACCACCATTAAAGAATATATTTCTACTGTCAAAGGATATATCTCTGAATCTTAAACCTAATACTGGTTCTAATACACATCCGCTACCGTTACCACCAGTAAGTGATATATTAGTAACTGATTGTATATCAAATTCTTGTGGGTCGACAAATACTTTCCTAACACTTCCCGAAACCACTGGCTCAACTAATGCAGTGATACCTGAACTACTTTCAACACTAATTTTAGGTGGATTAATAACATCATAATCCTCTCCTGAATTTAATACCTCAACTTTATCTAAAGGACCATAATAAACGTTATCATCTGAGACAGGAGAGTGAATCTGAACACCATCAATTAAAATACCAACATCATTAACAGGTTTGTCATGATCAGATGATACAAATAAATTCTGTGATAATGGTATTCTTCTAAGAATTTTATCTGCATCTAATTTTCTGTTAGCATGTCTTTGTAAGATAAAATCATGATTTCCTACAGTTGTAGAACCAATACCAACTTGTATTGTGCTTGCAGAACCAATTTGACTTCTAGAATTATATAATGCAATTCTTGATATCTGAGATCCAGCAGGTTCTGGTTGTGGATCAACATAATATACTCTTCCAGATGATAGTCCTACAATATCCTCAACATCAGGTTGATATACAACAGCATCACCTTGTATCAATTTTAATGGTGAATTACTAGATGTAGTAAATCTAATGAAACTATACAAGTTATTCAATGGATTCTGACCGTCAAAATTACTTGTATCGGCAGCACCTACTATACTTTCCTTTGTTATATTAACGTCTATGTCATAACTTGGTAATGAGTTAGATGCTACATAACCATCTGTACTTTTATCAGTATAAACATTAAGAACGTCTGATATTAATGTATCATTTCCTCCATCTATGGCAACACCAGAACTATTAGCAGTCTCAATAACTCTACGAATATCATATGTCTCATTTGATTGGAAAGGAGTTACTAAGTTTTGATTTGTTACTAATATTTGATTTAATGTTGTATCAACTGATGAAACATTAAATGATCCAATAACTACTTGCTCATTTCTTTTTAATATCTCAAACTGATCACCAACTTTTAATGAAGACTTATCAATAGGTGTTTTTAATGTGTAAGGTCCTTGTCCTTCAACTTGAAATCTTGAACTTGTATTATAATTCCATGAATTAGCAAATATTTGTTTATAATTTAAGTTATTATTATCAATTTTCTCTCCAACATTCTTTACAAAGATATTTTCACCTTCATTAACCAAATTAATATCGGATATAGGAACTAATTCTGATAATACACCTGTTATTCTTAAATCTACCCTCTTTGTTAAATCACCATTTTCATATCCAAAAATAGTTTCATTTGATCTAATATCATCAGCAGTATTAATTTTACTGGTAATACCAGTACATCCAAAGAACTGATTTATTGATTTTGACGTAAAATCAATAGTATTCGCACCACTAATTAATGTTCCTGTTGTTCCAAATCCAACAGTTGAATCCACAGAAATAATACTTGCATTAATTTGTGATGGTTTAAGTGCTTTTGTTTTGCCAGGTATTGTAAATATACCTTGAATTAGATCTCTATCATTGTATCCTACAAATAATGATAATTTGTAGTAGGTTTTACCATCTCTTGTAAATATTTCTACCTCTGATACTGATGCACTAGTGTTTATATCATTTGACTTAAATATTGTTTGCCCTACTAAATTTTGTGGATCACCAGTTAGTTCTCCTGCAGAGGATACTAAATCAGCAACCACCACCTCTCTACGAATAAACTCAGAAGTTGATGGTTTGATAAGATTTGATTCTAAATCTAATATTTTTGCTTCGACACCATATAAGACCTTAAAAAGAATTCTAATTGATTCTTCAATACCTTTTGACTGATAAAAAGAACGAGCAAATTTAACAAAATTACCTACATCTAAATCCTCAGTAAAATCATTATTTTCTAAACCAGGTAAGAATGTTTTCTTCATCTTCCTGTAGAATTCTTGTATGAATAATACTGAAAGATTAGTTACGGAAGATCCATTAGCATGAGAAGATGCAGAAGTTTCCTCAAATTGAAGTGTTTCTTTATTAACATCAATAAGAGATGAAGATACACCTACATTATAACCTGTAATACCACTAAATCCACGAAGACACCCAGTGAATGAGTTTGTTGTGATACCAGTATATGATATTATCTCATCATTTATTTTTAGTAATCCATATTCACTTGGAAAACCTTTTGTACTAGGAACTGAAATAGTAGTTTCTGTAGAGTCTATATCAGAAGTGATGTTTGTAAGTCCTACTACAACTTCAGGTACTAAATTATCAACTTTTAAGTATTGATCTAAATTATTGATTAAATCACTTGGACCTCCCTGAAATTCTTGAGAGATATAGTACTGCTTAAAAAATTCTGTTGCTTTTGGAAAATCAGCGAGTATAAACTCAGGTAATTGATTTTCAATAACCGTATTGACCTTTATTCTTTTGTCAAATTGTGACATAAATTATTTCCTCTCTAAAACTCCATTTGAGTAACTTGAGGTAAAGTAATCTCTTGTGAATACAACACCTGAAACATCTTCTCCTGATGCAATTACGTCCTTCACCATATTTATGGTAGTATTAGAAGTGTTAAAACTGACAAATAAATCTTTTAATCCAACTACATCATTTGATTCAGGATATGCTTGGACTTCAATAATATTGTTTTCTGCTTGTGTTGATGCAAAATTAATCGTGTTTAATATTATTTCACCTTTCTTATAATCAACAGCTCCAGCATCTTTAATCAATACAACTTGTTGATTTTTATTATTTTTAGACACTACACTAATTTTTCCTTTCATGCTTCCATCTAAATTACCTGATGCGTCTTTATTTGGAACATCAGTTAGGTATGCCATAGAGTTTGAACCAGTAAGCATAAATCCCGTGCTCTTTATATTAAGTCCTGCTGGATTTATATTAAATCTATTACCAAAACATAATTCATATTGTGCAAATTGGTTTAATAATGCCTTTAGATCTCTTCTTATAATAACTTTTGTAATATTTGAGGTAATTCCATCATCTACACGGTCAATAAGTTGATTAATTTTACTATACTTAAATCTACCACCAAACTTATTCATTTCAACATTATCA